AACTATCTCTTGTAACTTAATTGCAACGATTTCATCTTTAACTGTTTCTTTTAAATTATTTATTACTTTTTTTAACTTTTCTAATTCTTCATTAACTACATTACGAAGTCTAGCTGATGAATCAACAGAAGTAATAAATTCTTTAAGTATATTTTTTTGTTCCGGAAGAAGAGTTCCGTATTTAGAATTAAATTTTTCTAAAAGAATTTTAAAAGTAAGTAATTTAAGATCTTTATCATACTTTGAATATTCTTCAATTAAAGTATCTCTTACTTCTTTTTTATTTTGCTCTTCTTTTGTAAGGTGTTCTAAAATAGTAGTTTTGTTATCTACTAAAAAATTAGGATCGATCACATCAGTAACCTTATGCGCTTCCATCAAACAATATAATGCTGCAAGTGGTTTATAATCTTTAATTGAGATTGAGAAAAATTCATCTAAATCGTAACTATCTTTAATCTCTTTAATAAGATTGTATTTCTGTTTTTTAAGTGTATCTGTATTTATGTTACGAGATACTTCTATAATAGTTGATACAATTGATTCTGCTTTAGATTGTGATATAGATTTATTTTTTAGAATAAATTCATATAGTTTAAATTCACGTACTAAAGCTGATTTACCAGTAAAATTGTTCTTAAGGATAGTAACAGCCGCTGAATCTTTTTTATTCAAAGTATCTGCTGCGATCTGCTTTACCAATAATTCAAATATCAGCCCGGTATTTTTATACTTACTATGTTTAATGCGCATTTTTTGTAGTTTTGTTGTACACACAGTACACCTTACCTTTATAAATAGTAATTAATTATCTAAATCTTTAATTTGTGCTTCATCAAGGAGTTTATCATCTTCTTTCTCCTTATTTTCGAAAATAATTTGCTTTTTATTTGAGAACACATCTTTATTTTGATAGAATAATGTTCTTGCAAGTGTGTTGTCTATTTTACTTTTAGACTCTTCTTCATTAACGTTTTCGTTATCTGAGTCGAATCCTCCTTTCATACCGTGCTGCCCTAGAGGATCTCTTCCTCCTAGTCCATCATTAGTTCCATAATGCGATGCATGTGTTTTAGGTCTTCCCCCTTCAGGTCCGATTTCTCCTATTCCGGGCGTATCGTCTTCAAATCCTGCAGGTACTTTACCAAAAGGCATACCTTTTTGATCTCCTTGACGTCTACCGTACAATGAAGCAAGATCATGTGGTGTACCGTAAGACTTACCAGACTTAGCTGGATCATTACCTTCGTTTTCAATTTGGGTAATTCTAAATAATCTCTTTTTATCTTCAGCTACTAAATCTCTCATTTCCATGTACTGATCTTCGGATAAATTGAAGATATGATCATAAATGTAATCTGTAGGAAATAATTTAGTATCAAGCATTTGAGAAGCTAAATCTACTTTTTCTTTTAATAATGCTACTTTTTCTTGTTCAAATATAATAGAAGGATTGGTAAGATTAATTTCAAAATTAGTTAACGATTCACCTTTAAATCCTTGTACATATAAATGAACTAAAGCTATCTTAGTAAGCTCTGATTCTAATATTCTTTGTAGTCTTTCTACTGTTCTAGCAAAACGAATATCTTCTGCAGCTAAAGTTGCTTTACCGTTAAGATCTCCTTCATATCCAAAATATGCTTTAGGTACCTTTAAAGCTGCAAACATCTTATCTCTAAGGTATTCTATGTCATTTGTACCGTCATAATCTAATCCCTTAGTAGTATCTATTTTTGTTTGAGTATCTCCACCTCTCATAGGAATGTAGTAATCCTCCATCATATTCATCATATTGAATCGAAGATTGTAATCACCTGTTTGAGGATCAACAAATGGAGTTTTCTTCATTGTGTTGATAGTTTTTTGCATAAACTGCTCAACCTCGTTTGGTGGAATTTGTCCTACATTAATATAGAAAGTTCTCTTTTCTGGTGCTCTCATTATACGATGGATTAACATCGCATCTTCCATTAAAGTAAGTTGTTTAAAGATCTTTCTGGCTGGTTCTATAAAAGAACGGCCGTAAGGTAGGTAGTTAGTGTCTGATATTAATCTAAAGTGAGCTACTTCGTAATTATCAAACTCTATTACTTTTTTATTACTTCTAGGTCTGTAGTTAGGATCTTGAGAAGAAGCTAATCCATCAGGGTCTAATTGAAAAGTAACTCTTGCAGGATTCTCTGGGTCAAGACCTTCCTGTCTGGTCATATGATAGACTGTATATGGAAGTACGTTATATACTCCAAATTCCTCTGCAATTTCTAATTTAAGGAAGAAATCGCCATACTTACACATATTACGTGTCCAAGACCATAAATTAAATTCTATATTAAGTACATCGTAAAATAAGTTGTATAGTACTTTTTGTATACTCTCGTCCGATGACTTAATAGAAAGTACTTCCCCCATATCGTTCTTCAAAGTAGCTTCATCAGCTAAAATATCTAATGTAGATGCAATTAGAGGATCAGTATCCATCGCCTCATAATCAGAATATAATTGAATACGTAATGTCTGATAATTTAGGTTAGGATTAAATATATTTTTATTATTGTAGATGTATAATCTACTAAATCTATCAATAAGAGAGTTGGTCTGATACCTACCTGTAGTTTGTATCTGATTAACATCGGCTACCTTAAGTTGGTCGCCTCCTACGTTTCTTATTACTACATCGGAAGAGAAAAGTCTGCCTAATCGTTTAAATAGTGAAGTATCTGCCATTAATACAGTTTATTTATAAATATCGTTTATCCAATTAACCACGAAATATCTTCATTACCGTGGTCTGTTTTTATAATATAAGGATTATTTGCTTGAGAGGCAACTGATGAGATGACTGCTTGATTTTTAGCATTAAGGTTTGTAAATGAAGATAAACGTGCTCTAGCGAGGTCCATACCCTGTTGACGTAGTCTTAATGCAGTATCTCTTACATATAGAGCAGTTGCACAGGACATTAGTAAATCATCATTATAATTAGTCTGAGCTTGTGCTTTTCCGTTTTTCCATACAAATACTCTCATTTCACCCATCAATCGTTTAGATTGAATAGTAACACCTTTTTCACGGATATACTCCATCATCTTAGCTATTACCAGAGGTCTAGTTCTAACTGACATTGTAAAGCCGGGTACTAGTTGATCTCTTTCATACTTAGTCATATATGATTCAACTGTATCCATTTGACTTTTAGGACTGTAGTATAAATTACGGTATTCTCTTTCTAATATCTGTTCTATAGTAGCCCATCCTATATTTGCATTTTCCACTACAAGTAGTGCATCATTATACTCTGCTGCTATTGCTACAAGTACGTTTCCAAAATCTTTAGGAGATAATTTACCTTTATATTCTCCTACTTGTACACAAGTTTCTATATCAAATACATGAAATGCAGAATAATCTGCAGAGTCTCCTCTAGATACATCCGCTACAACCATATACGATTTTGAGTAGTCAGGTTGTTCCCATATCCACAAATTACCGTCTACTCCTCTTCTTTCAACAGGATCTTTTTGGTATGTTTGTTCATAGAAAGAAAGATCATCTGGTTCGAATACTGTATCACCTGAAGCTAAGAAATCACAATCACATTCCTGCCCTGCCATTCTAGGTCCTAAATCTCTATCCTGTTGATCTCTCCAGGCTTGGTCTCTTTCAGGATGAACTGTCCAAGGTAATCTGATTGGTAAAAATGAGTTATCACCGGCTTCTGCTTTATCCCATGTTTGATGAAACCAGTTACCAATACCGTTAGGAGTTGATAAGGCCATACATTGACCACCGGTTGCAAGTGTCTGCTGTGCAGCAGTAAAGGTCTCCTCAATGTTATCTATAAAGGCGGCCTCATCTATAAGTAACAGGGATACCGCTTCAGATCTAGCAGCATCTGCATTAGATGACTTAGCTGTTATTTTTGATCCGTTTTTAAGTCTTAATGATAGTTTGTTCTTTTCTAGTGCTGGTAGTTTTAACCATTTAGGTAGCTCATCATACATAAACATTGTCTTGGTAACAAGGTTTCGAGCTGTTGCCTGAGTAGTTGCTAGTGCTAATACGTTTTTATCTTTATGAAAGAGCATTAGCCATAAACTATATGCTGCTGCTAGAGTTGAAATACCAAGCTGTCTAGATTTAAG